GTCATCATCATGTGCATGACGGGTGACACCCGAGTGAGCATGGCTGACGGGAGCTTGAAACGTCTGGACGCCATCACGCCGGGAGACATGGTCATCTCGTGGGATGGCGTCAAAACTGTCGCTAGTGAAGTGACTGCGGTCGTCGATAATGGTATTGATCAAACCTATTTGATTAGAACGAATGGGACAGAAGTTCGGGCCAACGAACGGCACCCATTCCTTGTTCTTTCAGAGGGGGGTTTGAGATGGGTCAGAACGAGGGACTTGCGACGTGGAATGCGCATCGTCGCGCAAAGAAAGGTGAATACAAAGGCGTTCTCTGCTCAGTCGACGGATGCGTCGTCCCGGCGAAATGTCGAGGAATGTGCAGCCATCACTACGCCAGAGCAAAATGGGTTTCCGGATCAAGACCGCCATCATGCACCGCGCCAAAGCGATTGGAGTATCGTCGCAAGTGGCGCTACGGCGTTGATGGAGAGGACTTCGACCGATTGTTCGGGGAGCAGGGCGGTCTCTGCGCCATATGCCGGACTGATGGGAGTGTTGGACGACCTAAGCATTGGGTCACAAATCTCGTTCTCGACCATAACCACGAAACAGGGAAGCCACGCGGCCTTCTATGCAACGACTGCAACCGAATTGCAGGACGAACTCGAAGTACCGAGATTCTGGAACGCGCCGTCGACTACGTCAGAAATCGCTACTGATGTTGTCGAGAGCGTCACGCCGTTCGGCAGGGAGCGGGTTTACGATCTGACAGTCGCTGGAACGCATAACTTCATTGCGAATGGCCTCTGGACCCATAATACGCGCTGGCACGAGGACGACATCATCGGCCGTCTCACCGATCGCCATAACCCCTACTACGTCGCCGACGAAGCCGCGGCCTGGCAAATCATTTCGCTCCCTGCCATCGCCGGCCTCAACGACCTGTTGGGACGCGCCGAGGGTGAAGCGCTGTGGCCCGAACGTTTTGGCGTCGATTATCTTGATGTCCAGCGCCGGTCCGATCCGCGCGGTTTCCAGGCGCTCTATCAGGGCAACCCGACGCCGATCGACGGGTCGTTCTTCAAGTCGAACCATTTCCGCACCTACCAGAAGATGAGCGATCTCCCGCCGATCGATAGCTTGCGGTTCTACGTCGTGTCGGACCATGCGGTTGCAACCGCTCAGCACAACGACAAGACCTGCATGATCCCCATCGGCATCGACGGGCATAACCACGTCTGGGTCCTGCCCGACATCTTCTGGAATCGCAGCCCAACCGACGCGGTGGTCGAGGCGATGCTGCTGATGATGGAGAAGTACAAGCCGCAATACTGGTGGGCCGAGAAGGGCCACATCACCAAGTCCATCGGTCCGTTCCTGCGCAAGCGGATGCTGGAAAAGCACATCTACTGCGCCATCGACGAGATTCAGCCCGCTGTCGACAAGACCCAGCGGGCGCAGGCGATCCAGGCGCGCATGGCGATGGGGATGGTGCATTTTCCGGCCTTCGCCAGATGGTGGTCCGACGCCCAGGACCAGATGCTGAAGTTTCCGAACGGGACATTCGACGACTTTGTCGATGCGCTCAGCATGGTCGGTCTTGGCCTCGCCAAGCAGGCGCCGCGCGGCAATAACCGCAAGGTCGATGCTGGCCCGCGACCGCTGACGTTGGGCTGGATCAAGCAGCAGAGTAAAAACCAGCAGAGAGAAGACTGGATCAAGGCTGATCTGAGGGGATGGTAATGCGATGCCGATAGACCCGTCACAAGGCGATTTGTTCGGCGATCCCGGCGCTCCGCCGCCACTCATGTCGATGCAGCCGATCGCTGACGAGGACATGATCGATCGTGAGCCGCCGCAGCCTGAGCCAGCCCGCGCCGCCCTGGTGAAGGCATGGAACGATCGGGTCAAGCAGGCCAAGGCGTATTGGGAGAAAGACTTCAAGCGCATGAAGCGTGACATGGATTTCGCCTATGGCCTGCAATGGAGCAAGGACGCCGACGATGACCGTTACCAGGCCAATGTCACCCTGCGCAGCGTGCAGCAGAAGACGGCATTCCTGTACGCGAAGAACCCCAAGGCGATTTGCCGTCGCCGCGAAAGGATCATGAATACTGTCTGGGACGGCACCCAGGGACAGTTGCAAGCCCTTCAACAATCGGCCGGCGCGATGATGGCTGGCGGTATGCCATCTCCTATGCCCATGCCGGCTGAAGGTGGCCCACCCGCAGGGGGTGGGCCACTACCCATGGGCGCTCCACCCATGGGCCCTCCACCCATGGGCGCTCCACCAATGGGTGGCCCGCCGATGGGCGACCCGATGAACGGCGTTGCGCAGAACGCCATGATGGGCGCCATGCAACAGGGCCTCGATATCGCGATGGATGCGGGCAAGGTGCGCGAAGAAAGCCAGATGCTCGACAAGGTCGCGAAGACGCTTGAACTGCTCTACGAATATAACGTCAGCGAACAAACCCATCCGTTCAAGGCGATGATGAAGATGGTGGTGCGGCGCTGCATCACGACGGGCGTCGGCTGGGTCAAGGTTGGTTTCCAGCGCATCATGGAGCGTCGGCCCGAGATCGAGGCGCGGATGAAGGATGCGTCGGAGCGTCTGGGCCTCATGCAGCGTCTCTCCGAGGATGCGGCGGACAAGGAAATCGACGAGACACAGGCCGAAATGGCCCAGCTGCAACTGCTGATGAATGACCTTCAGGCCCAGATTGACTACGTCGCGCGCGAAGGTCTGATTTTCGATTTCCCCGGATCGACCCAGATCATTCCGGATCCGAAGTGCATCCATCTCCGTGAACTTCTCGGCGCGGATTGGGCTTGCCAGGAGTTCATCCTGAGTCGCTCCGAGATCCAGGAAATTTATGAGGTCGACGTCGGCCGCGCCCATACGGCTTATTCGCGCAGCGATCTCGGCTTTTCGCTTGAGGGACAGGTGCAGTCGATCATGTCGGGACGCGACAACAGCGGATCGCCGGATCACGACAAGTCCTGCGCCTGTGTGTGGGAGATCTACAATCGCCGCGACGGCATGGTCTATGTGCTGTGCGACGGCTATCCCGACTTCCTGCGCGAGCCGGCGTCGCCCCAGATCCAGATCGAGCGGTTCTTTCCCTGGTTCGCCCTCACCTTCAACGAGTGCGAGAACGAGACGCGCATCTATCCGCCGTCCGACGTGCATCTGATGAGGGACATGCAGCTTGAGTATAATCGCTGTCGTCAGGGCCTGCGCGAGCATCGCGTGGCGGCGCGTCCGAAGACGATTGTCTCGGCTGGCGCGCTCGATGATGAGGATATTGCGAAGCTGCAAAGCCATCCGAACAATGCGGTTCTGGAGTTGAACGGTTTGCAGCCGCAGCAGGATGTGAAGCAGTTGCTTCAAGCGTGGCAGGGGCCGGGCATCGATCCCAACCTCTATGAAGTCAATCCTCTCTATGAGGACATCATGCGGACGATCGGCCTGAACGAGGCCAATCTCGGCGCAGCCAAGGGAACCGCGACGGGCGATCAGATCAGCGAAGCTTCGCGCCAGACGGCAATGGGTTCGAATCTTGATGACTTAGATGATCTTCTTAGCCAGTTGGCCCATGCCGGAGGGCAGATCCTGCTGAAGGAAGTTTCGTCCGACACAGTCAAGCGCGTCGTGGGACAGGGCGCGGTCTGGCCGGAACTGTCGCGCCAGGAAGTGGCGGAAGAGCTATTCCTGGAGATCGAGGCAGGCAGCACGGGTCGGCCGAACCAGGCCCAGGAAGTCGCCAACGCCGAGCGCCTGTTCCCGCTCCTGATCCAGGTCCCGGGCATCGATCCCGAGTTCGTGGCGAAGGAACTGATCAAGCGGCTCGATGACCGGCTCGACATGACCCTGGCGTTCAAGTCGATGCTGCCGTCGATCGTCGCCATGAACCAGATGGCCCGTCCCACGGTCCCGGGCGCCGGCGTCGTCCCGGGCATGCCGGGCGGCGCTGGCGGAGCCAGCAACGGCGCCGCTCCACCGGGAATCGCCGGATCGCCGCCTCCCGACCAGGTCGGGGCGCTGGCGGGAGCGCCGCCGCCAGGCGGGCCTATTCAATAAAGTCTCGTGAGACTCTTGACTACTGAACGATGCCAACGATACTAATGGTGGTCTGACAGAGGGAGGACCACCGATGCAACGACTGCCAACATCCCCCGAAAGTGGGGAATTCGCCGAGCGTCTCAGAAAAATCATGGATCAGAAGGGGTTGAGCGCTTCCGATCTTGCAAGATCGATCTGGGGGGACACCACTAGTGACCAAGGGTATACGGTCGCGCGCAATCGCGATCGGATCGGCAAGTACATACGTGGCTACTCTGTTCCCGACACGAAGAACCTGTTGCTGCTGGCGAAGGTCCTGGGTGTGAAACCCGCTGATCTGCTTCCCAAGCGTTCGAGCGGTTTCAGCGGAACTCTGAACGATTACGTTTGTGAAATGGCTGAGATCGCCGGGACTCATGAATCCTTACTGCGTATCTACAAGCGAGTGCCGACAAGGTTGGCGGCGCAAATTATTGGCATGGTCTCGTCGGTTCCGGATTCACCGGAGCTGGCGAAGGTTCCGTCCCCGGTAGAGTCGGCGTTGCAGGTTGTTGAGACGATCC